GTAGTAACTGGTTTAATACCTTCGAGTGTTGGGTATTGAGCGTTACGCCGAAAGATTTTTCCAGGAGTAAGCCCGGTGTCGAAGTCCTCGGGGTTTTCAAAAGCATCAGTCGTCACCTCGAAAAGTGGCATCAACCGGAACATCAGTGTGTCCACTGACATGTTCGCCAGACGGTTCATCGCCTTGTCGATTTGGCGAACCATCTCCACCAACCCGACACCTTCGGTGCGGAAGGGTAGCATTACGGGCGAGAATCCAATATACGGGGATTTGCGGTGCCAGAATTGGTTCTTTCCGTTTATCAAAACAATTGTATCGTCCGCAATCAGTACATGTCCCCATCTCTCTTGTACCTCACCGTCGAGCACAATTGGCCCGTAAAATTCGGTGAGTTTGATTACACCGGTATCAGCGGTTGGGCCGTTGTAGGTGCGGGGCATTTCCCCGAATCGGAGCCAGGATTGTTTGGTTTGCTCCTCGATTTTCATCGGCTGGATTTGCTTCACCAGTTCAGGATCAAACACACCCTGTTCGGCCATTTCCATCAACTGCCATTTGGGAAGTTCAATTTCCTCAATAGTTCCAGTCCAGCGGTTGAATTTGGAACCCGGCAGCCAGTAGAAGTTGTAGGGGTCCACGGAACGGAGGAACAACCGGCCTTCGAGGGTTTCCTCCCGTACTAACTGTTTCTGTGCCTGCATTTGCGGGGGTTGGCCGGGGAGTTGGGGGACACCCAAACCTCCACCACCTCCACCCTGCAAGTTCATGGGGTTGATGAATTCGTTGCCAAGGGCTGTGGGGTACATCCGGGCGTCCTGCTGGATGAGGGCCTTCGGTAACTGACCCAGCGGTTGCTGGGAACGATTGCTGGCCGGAGCCTCTACCGGGACTCCACCCCCACCGGGTTGTTCCTCGGGGGGAGGGTTGTTCGCTTGGCCACCACCGCCAACACCGGCGGTGGGAGTACCTGCGACAGGGCCGGTCTGAACATTGCGACGGGAAGTATCAAGGTTGGGAGGGGTCGGACCGCCTCGGCTACCGTTGGCCTCGGGTGGGTGGTTTTCTGCAATGTTTGCATTGTCGGAAAGTTGGTCATTGGGAATTGCTCCGGTGGGGGAGTAGGATTGGGGACCACCTCCACCACCAAGGTTTGCGTATTGTTGGGTGGGGTTGGCGGTGGTTACCCCCGCAAGACCGAGAGGTACCATCCGGGTTTCAACCTTCGTAACGATACGAGGGATGAGACCCCACCAGATTTTTATGATCCCACATCCCATGATGAAGGAGCATTCGAGGGCTTCGGAAAATTCGTAAAGGAAGTTCGCTTTTTCCATAAACACCCGAGTGAGGTACGTCATCTGCTCACAACGGATGTTGTTGGCTTGGTCGTTGGGGTTTTCGGATTCGCACTGCCACGGTTTTTTTGAGGCGGACAGCAAGCGTTTGATTACGTTGGTGGCTTGTTTTACGGAGCTGAAGGATTTCGGAAGAACAATCTTCGACTGCCAGTCTTCCTTGTCGGACCAATCCTCTTGCCCACGGTACAACTGCCAGCACTCGTTCCACACGGCCAGTTTTTCGTATCGGTACATACGAAGCTGGTTCCGCCAGGAGATTACGTATTCTCGGACTTTCTCATCGTACTGCCGTTTCTGCCGCTGGGCTTCGGTTTCGTCTATACGGTGTGCGAGGGAGGGGTTTTGGCCGGTTACGAATTCTGAAGGCGTACTCTCTAAGAAACTTTGTGCCAAACTACACCGCCTTCTCTAACTGAAGAATTTTGTGGGGACATACATCATGATTCCGTTGTTTACCACAATTACAATTGAAACAAAGAATCTGAAGATCAGATGGAAAATTTTGAGCAATTACCCATTTGTAAAATTGTTGACCACCGCTAATACCTGTTTCTCGTCTCTGTTCCGCACCATCATTATTGATGTGGTCTAAAGTTAAAAATAACCTATTTGTTTCTTTGCAACAAACACAAAAAGGACCATAATGTTCTAAAATAACATCACGATCACGAGCTAAATATCGTGCTCGCCGCTCACAAGCAAGCTCATAGCAATCATCACAAATATACTTATCTTCAAAAGTATTTTTTCGACAAGCAGTACAAATTTTTTGTGCCCGAAGTTCAGCTCGTTTTAAGGTATCTTTATCAAGGTACTTTTGTCTAGGATTCATTATTGACTCAACTCCCCATAAGCTTTAGCCACAAACGGATCTACTTGATGAAGTTGTTGTTGGAGGTATTGGGTGTATTGTTTTGCAACCTTCGGGTCGATTCCCATCTGGGCGGATTCCCCCGTTGCAGTGTAGGCTGGAGCCTCCTGGGAAGCATCCCCCCCGGGTTCCAACATAATCTTAGGAGCAATTTGTTTGTAGTATGGATTGGATGCGTTTAATTTGTCAAGAGTTCCGTTGGCGTTAAGGTTATTCAACAACGCGTGAACTTTCTCATGGTGGATGGTTTTCTCCACATCAGCGGTGTTGTTGGGGTTCACCTCAATACTCCCGCCAGGATGTACCAAACCCGGAGCAACCGAAGAAAACATGCTGTGAATAGCACCTTCAGGAACATACTTTCCCGCTGTGGGAAGGGAGGTGTTGTATGTTACCGCCGGTCCTTCCTGGAGTTGCGGGTGTACTACATTCACGATTTGTTGCCATAACGCCATAAGAGGGTTGGGTTGTGCCACGTCATTTCATTCCTGGAATGGAAGACTGTATACTTTGCCATGCCTGTTGGAGAGGGGTGGAGGCGGTTTGGCCGGTACCCGGGGAAGCCATTTGAGGTACCTGAAGATTGGCGGTACCTTTCTTCAACTCTCGCTGGGCAGCCATCGCGCCTTTTTGTTGAGCACGGGCTTTGGTGGCTGCGAGGTTGGCCATGTATTCGTCAACCTTACCTTTGACATAGGTGTTGTTTTGTTCCTCAGCAGGGTTACCCCCACCAAGCATTCCGGAGATTTTTTGAAGTATGGAGGAACCAGTGTTTCCGGCTTGAAGGCCAGCGGGAGTGGGGGGTACGCCGGGTTGCCCGCCGTTCTGTTGGGGACCCATTTTACCGATGAGGTTTTGAAGTGCTGCGGGCATTAGAGTTTACCTCCGCCACCGGCACCAGATTGTGCGGCGGTACTTGCATTAGCTGGAAGGTTGGAACCACCCTTGGCACCCAAGGACAACTGCGGACCTTGCGTAATCCCGGTCTTCCCTGCCGCTCCACTTGTCATTGCACCCGGCGAACCGAACATCTGATTGGATTCGTTGGAAATCCCACCACCCGGGACGGGGGTAGGGGTGGTACCGGGAATGGATGCCGGGGCGGTTGCCCCCGCTGTGGGGTTTGACCCCATCGATCCATACGCCGGGAGGGTTGCCATACCGTTTGTAAAACTAGCCATTTATAACTTACCACCTGCCATACCTAAAGGTTGCTGTATTCCACCTCCAGTTTTGGCTCCACCTGTGGAAGGTTGAGGAGTGCCTTTACCTGCGCTTTGTAAACCGCCCGTTCCCCCGGTTATTGTTCCAGGAGCCCCGCCCTGTACAACACCTGCTGTTGGAGATGCAATAGTGTTGGATTTAGGTTCACCGCCCGGTGCCGGACTAGGTCCATTAACTCCAGCTAAATTAAAGGATGAAAAAGCCCCAGGAGCGTTGGCATTAGCATTACTTGGCGTAGAAGTTGAGCTGAATATACCGCCTTGACCAAAAGGATTTACCGCAATATTATTCGGTGTTGCTGTGTTAGTATTAAATGCTGCTACACTAGGTCTTCGAGGAAGTACCGATGGGTTCATAAGGGTCCTTAGGGGGTTTGGGAGGTTTCGGAGGTTTTTTCCGGTCGAGGTACGTAATTACAGGTCCAGGTTTGGTTTGAGACAAAAGCACATCTTATCTTAACACATTTTAACTTTAGGTTCTTAGTGATACCACCGGCTGGCCATGTTGGGGTCTCGGAAACGCTGGATACGGACCTTGGGTTGGGAGTTCATCAGGTACTTGGTCGCATCCAAAGCATGGTTATGTACATCATCAATCGTCTCTCGGTAGGTTTCCGTAAGGACTTCCTTCTCAGATTGGGAGGAAAAGACGGAGTTTTCAAACTCATGAATCAGATTCGGGCAGGTGTCGAGGATTCGGAAGGTAGGGTCATCCGGGTTGGCCCAGTGGTGTCGCATAGTGGCCAACCACACTTGTT